AGAGACGATTCTTGGGGATCACATTCAATGCAAACACATCATTCTTGAGGATCACATTCAATGAAGACACATGATTCTTGAGGATCACATTCGATGCAGACACAACATTTTCGGACATCACATTCAATGCAGACACACGATTCTTGAGGATCACATTCAATGCAGGCACACGATTCTTGAGGATCACATTCAATGCAGACACACGATTCTTGAGGATCACATTCAATGCAGACACATCATTCTTGAGGATCACATTCAATACAGACACATGATATTCAATGAAGACACATCGTTCTCAAGCATCACATTCAATGAAGACACATCATTCTCAAGCATCACATTCAATGAAGACACATCATTCTCAAGCATCACATTCAATGAAGACACATCATTCTCAGGCATCACATTCAATGAAGACACATCATTCTCAACATGACATTCAATGAAGACACATCATTCTCAACATGACACTCAATGAAGACATATGATTTTGAACATGACACTCAATGAAGACATATGATTTTGAACATGACATTCAATGAAGACATATGATTTTGAACATGACATTCAATGAAGACATATGATTTTGAACATCACATTCAATGAAGACATATGATTTTGAACATGACATTCATTGAAGACATATGATTTTCGAACATGACACTCAACGAAGATGTGCGATTTTTGAGAGTGACATTCACAAAATATGAGGTATTATGTTTCTTCAGAGAAGCATAAATATGTAAATTAACAGTAAAAGTCTTTATTTTCCGGTTGATCCGAATCCTCCTTCACCACGTTTTGTATCACTCAACTTTTCAACTTGAACAAAGTCTGCTCGAATAACTGGACAAAGGACTCCTTGAGCTATTCTCATTCCAGGTTCAATAGTAACTTCTCCTGAATGAGAAATCAAAATTATCTTGATTTCTCCTCTGAAGTCACTGTCAATCGTTGCAGGAGTATTCAAGACCGTGACGCCTTTACTTGCTGCTAATCCTGAGCGAGGTCTTATTTGAATCTCAAATCCCTCAGGAATTTCAACCATGATACCAGTTGGTATGATATGTACATATCCTTTTGGAATAGCTATGGGTTCTGAAATGCATGCATAAAGATCAAATCCGGATGATCCTGGAGTTGCATATTGAGGAATACCATACTTATTGTGAGGAAGGATAATGATCTTAACTTCTTCTGTACGACTCATGAGTTTTACATATTGTGAAGTTATTTTGAATGTTCAATAAAATCATGACATTCTTTGATGGTTCAAATTGGTCAGAATATATGTATCATTACATTGTTATAGTAATCATTATTTTTATTGTTGCATACTTCATATATACGACACAAGGTCCTGAGCTCAATGGTCGCCATGTACGTGAAAAAGGTGATGGTAATGGAAATGCATTATATCTTGGAAGAGGCAGTATTGATGAACCTTCAAACGTCTTACTCGATCGTATAGAATGGTCTTCATATCTGAATAGACGTATAAGTTTTTGGCAACGTGCATTTTTGATGACTCTTATTGCTCTCATATTAATAATAATGTTTGCTGTTAGAAGGTTGCCAAAACCGACAGAGCTCGTGATGCTGTTCATTTGTATCTTCATTCCAATTGTTGGTGTCAACAGTTTCTTCTATACTCATGGTGATGTCTACAATGATTACTACATCAAAATGAACGCTCAAATGCTTCGACATAAGTTAGGACACGTGAAAAATGACCCACCAGAACCAACAGCAACAATTCCTGACCGTCCTCTAGTAATGTTTTAAACTTCACTAGAAACTGAACTTAATCATTTTGATTTTTTGAATCAAAATGGAACAATACTACATCGCAGTGACTGATTTTCATGGAGTTGGTTCAGGTCCTAATCATACTCGACCGTATTATTCATTCTATGTTTCCATTGAAGATTCGATTGGAGCAATTGATGAAGATCTCTTACCAACTACTGAATATGAAGAATGTGAATACCACATTGCTATGTTTCAACTAGATGTTGAAGTAAAACATCTAAATGACGAATTATGGATTGAAGAGTTAAATGCAAACAATTAGATGAGACGATTGGACATTATACAGATATTCCTGATAACATAAAGATATGTACTGAGTGTATCATCTTCACGCTCAAATCAAATTGTCCTCGTTGCAACAAAGATACAGATCAAACTGAAGAGATTTAGAATAACTTTATTCTAAATGAAGATAAGCTGGATGACCATATTGATATACATCATAATAATCATTGCATTTTGGTTTGCCTTAAAGGTTGAACGTTCTGACACACATTGTCAAGATGCAAAAAAAACAGTATGTGGTGAAGGATATGGGAGAGCTTATTCCTTGGGAATACCTGAAGAAGGTGATGATCTTCAAACATTGAAGAATAAGATTAGAATAACAGCAAGATATGATGTGAATAGCGTTCACTGGAGAAAAACATTCATCGCTGCAGTCATTAGTGCTTTTGTTATATTGTATATCCTATACAGCAAGATTCCTAGTGGCATCAAATTTGGGACTACCATAATCGTCATATATATCATATTCTATGTGTCAGTGCTTGCATTTCAGAAGAACATAGGACATCCTGCATTAAGACAATTGGATACCATTTTGGAAAAGATTTAATCTAAACACTAAAATGAACGCAACACAACTTTTGCTGTTCATAATCATTATCATTATCATTATAGCAGCTGTCCTATGGGTTCAAAACAAAAAATCAAAAAGACATCGTAAACCACAACGAGGAGGTCTCGGTGAGAAATGTAAAGCGCATGAATCTTGCGCTAACGGTCTAACATGCAGTAGTAATGACACATGTATATGTCCAAAACCTCAATCCCCTACAGTCTTTGTAACAACGGGTCCATTTTCAATTGATGCTACTTGGTCTGCAGTAGAATATGCGGATTATTATTCTGTTGTTCTCGAAGGTCCTCAAAATGAGACCTTTATGTTCCATACTAGTACATCAATTACTATCGGAGATTTGGAAATTGGAACATACACACTGAATGTATATGCAGGATCGAATGAATGTGGTGTGAATGAAACTGCAGGAACTGTATCAAACATTGTCTTAGCTGGATGTACATCAAATAGTGATTGCACACTTAGTTATTGTAATAACGGAAACTGTGTTGCATGTTTATCTCAGACTGATTGTGCTGCTGGTCAGATTTGCAATGACAATAACGCATGTACCGGATGCACTCAAGATTGTGAATGTCCTAATGGTCAGGCATGTGTGTCAGGCTTATGTGGAACTTGCACGACGAATTCTGAATGTCCGACTGGACAAGTCTGCGATGGAGGACATTGTATTTCGTGCACTTCTAATACTCAATGTCTTGACGGAGAAGTCTGCTCTGATGGAACTTGTCAACCATGCACATCAGATAATCAGTGTGATTCGGGTGAGTTTTGTTCGAGTGGAGCGTGTGTTCAATGTGTTCTTAATACTGATTGTACTGGAGGAGAAGTTTGTTCTGCTGGACAATGCGTATGTGATGTTCCTGTAGTGAATTCAGTTACTCTTTCCAATGGATCATGGCCGAATCAGATTACTGTACAATTCAATGTGAGCAATGCTGATCCAAATAGTTTATTCACATTTGGATGGCAATTATATGGAGATGATAATCCTGCATATGTACCAGTTTCAGCTTATGCACCAAACGTTCTTTTGTCAAATGTTGGTGACGTTTTTACCTTTGCTATTAGCACAAGCATACCTGCAGCATATACTTGTTTCCCTCCATTCAGCTTTGGATGTCCGGGAACGTGTGGTTATGGAGATGTTTCATTGTCTTTTGATCATATTGTTGTTACAAACAGTTGCGGTCAGAGCAGTTCTTATCAATGCTTCAATCTCTCATCTTTGTGTCCTGGAGGTCCAACAGTCTTCACACAAACTACTTGCTAAATCAATTTATATGGTATTTAAATACCATATAATGACAAATCTTAAATCTAAATTTTGTTATAAAAATGGATCCAGATATATTATCTCTCTTAACTGGGCGGTTGTTCATACAAAACGGATGTATAACAAAAGATGCAACAGAACGACTATATCGAAGAGTTTCGTTAAAGTTGCACCCTGATAAAATTTCAACAGAAGACTTAAAATATATTACAGACAATGGAAAGTTTTTGATGGAATGTTTCGGTAATGTAGAGGATCAATCATCTCTTCCATTCTATATATTAGAACATGTCAAGCGAGAACATTTGTCATTCATTGAGAAAATGGAAAAGGTATCTGGCGTTAAGATTTATGATTGTGCTATATGCGATCAGCATATAAATACAAACGATTATTGTAGAGTATCAAATGTATTAAGATCAGGTGAGTATTTCTACTTCCATGTACAATGTGTCAAGAAATATGGATACATGTATATTCGAAATGCATATTTCTTTCATAATGATGCTTCAATGTTGTTTGGTCTTCAAAAATATTTGGAACATAAAGATTTTGAGAAAGCATGGTTGTTTTATATTGAAGCTGAATTGGATGAAATGCGATACTATAATGTTTTTTGTAATCTATTTCAATTGCTGAAACTTCCGACTGATGGACATCATAATCAACCATTTTTGCGAAGAATAGCAATTAAGTTACATCAACAAAGAATGAAACTTGATGTCTTTATTGATATTTTGAAGCAATCTGAGGAATGTTCTTGTATGGATTTCTTATTTCGCATATATTTTATGTTATATCTCGAACGAGAAGAACAAGATCCGTCAAAAACAATGGAGATTATAACTAAGATCAGACCTAAATTCAGATTCGCTGAAAAATATTTCAAAGGGAAGTGTCAATTTTTTGATGATATCCTATGCAGATCTAATATCAATGACACAGAATTATGTAGATCAGAAGCATTGACTATACTCGGTATTCGAAAATATAGAAACAGTTGTTTCGGACTAATTGGCAAAAATCAAGTTAGATTCATTGCTAAAATCGCATATCAAAACAGAAAGAGAGAAGATGACGTAAGATTTAAGAATCTTATGCTATTATATCTGACAACATTTGACAATAAAGAGTTAAACGACTTTTTCACATATGCGTTCAACTTCAGTATTATATGTCAGAAATGGCCGAAAGAAGCAGGAGATATCTATAGAAAATATCAATGTTTCTTGAATTATGAAACTAGAAGATGTGCGACTAGTGTACTGCCCAAGATTTAGTTTTGTTTGCGTCAAAGTTAATGAATTTGCGGATAAATTCATTATAATATAAACCATATGTTTGAAACATTAACTGAAATCGAAATTAGTAATGACGATTCCACTATATATATTTTAGATTTTCGCAAAAGATCTAATCAAGTCTATTCTGATGGTGAAAACTGGCAAGAGATGTATGCAAATGAATTTACATTGAGTGACGAATTCGAATTTAGATTTGAAGCCGAATTCGTTACTTCAATGCAGCATGTCAAATTCGAAACAATCTTACCAAAGGATACAAAGATCGTGTCACTTGAATGTTTTCGAGAATTGGAAGGGAACAGATATGGATCTAAAATCACCTTCTCAAATGGGAAAACATTCAAGGTGAAATACAGACATGTTGACAATAATATGATGCTATTTCGCGTAGAAAACATTGGATATTTCATTATTCCAGAGCATCCAAAGGGGAAATTGATCATATGTGATATTCCTATTCATTTATTTGCAGGGAATGTCATTGATATATGGTAGTGTCTGAAAGATATATAGCAATACAGATGAAAATTGTTATATGGCAAGCACAATTCTCCATTTGGGTTATACTAGATCAAAGTGATCTAGTATCATTTTCTTAAGGCACATTGTCTGTAATATCAAGAGGAGGTATATAATAACTTTTTGCTTTTATAGCGCGATCAGAGCAACTATTGCATATTAAACATATACCCTTTTGAGGACTCTCTAACAAGTGAATTGGAATCATTGCAATCATGTGCTGAGATATATGTTTGTCACAGTATGACATTTCACACTTAACATACTTTTCATCAATAAATTGGCATTGTTTCATTGCACTACAATCAATGTTATAGGTTCCAGGATACATTTCCAAATCTTGTGTCCATATCATCATAGATTCACATTCAGGATGACAACATTTTACAGGCTTATTACAGCCTGTCAAGATCTGAAATCCTGTTAGAAGTTTTTGTGCGTGAATAAGCTCTTTCTTCAAAGCTAAAGCATTTTCAAGAAGCATCCTTTTCTCGTTATCTTCCATTTTAGATGTTAAAAATAGAAAAATCATTAGATCCATAGGGATCTAATAAGTTTGTATAGGCTAACCGAGGGTTGCACTCGGGTTTCCGCGTTATAAGCACGGCACATTACTGTCATGTTCTTAGCCCTTATACAAGAATTTGTATAAGGGCAATCCATGTCTTTTCTTTTACTGCACATGAAAATTTTACTATTCAAATTGATTCTTAATTTTAACATACTAAAATATAAATGAGCTCGAAGGATTCAAATAGACCTGCTCCTTGTATTCATCCTGGATGTGATCTCCAAGGAGCACTTGATGGAAAACACAAATCTCACTATCCAATGGAAAGTAATAACTATCTGTCTCGATGTGGTTATCACAATTTTTGTTTAAAATGTAATAAGATATCATGTTGGGATGATCGTCTCTGCCGTAAATGTGATTCTAACAAATAGTTAGATCTTATCGCATTGACTTACGACTTATGGCAATCAATATGATCAATGTAATGATTATCAATGCCATTAAAGTGTATATGATGCTCATACCATACGTATTGCATGGTTCGGTATGATGTTGGTAGTGACCTTGCTCCTTCATGATTGATACCATCCTTCTTACTTGACTCAGATATTTGAACGGATTACTTGATATACCATCTAATGTTCGTATGTTATAGCGTTCGCTCATTTTGTTGCGACCTTTGATAACCATTCTTTTTGCACCGTTCTTTGATATATGATACGTTATGATGTGATCATCATGCTGTGATAATTCCTTTGGAAATGGATGTTGTAATAGAGACATATGATCCTTAGAAAAGAATTTCCTTTGATATGCTACTGAAGTCTTACCTTCTAACCAATCAACTTCTTTTGTCTTATCATGAACCGATTCATACATAAAGGGAAATGAGCCGCTTATCCATCCGCCAGTTCCAACGCAAGCATCTGGATATTTATGTATGGCTTCAACAAAGTCCTTCACCAAATCTTTGTTATACATGACATCGTCGTCAAAAGTCACAATGATGGTGTCATCCTTTTGTTCCCTTTCCAGTGTTGGCAAGATCTTCGTAATAGAACCAAAGTCTTTGCAACGATTGAGAACTATAATTTTGTGACTATCAAAATAGGATTGTAATTCAGGTGTTATGTCATAATGTTCGCCTTTAAGGGTCTCATATGGAATGTTGAGATATAGTGCATCTAATTGTTGAGATTGATTGAGAACGGTATCTAAGGTTGTTCGAATGAAGGGAAGTCTTTTTGGTAAGGTTGTTAAAGTTCCTACAACACGCATTTATTCACTCAAAAGTTAAAAATACCATAAAACAAGATATGACACATAAGGATAGACGTTTCATCATATTGATAATTGTCATAATTCTTGTATTAGTTGTGATGATTTCTGTGCAACTTGAAGTTGTCAGGTATTATCGCATATGGAGTATACGTGATTTGAAGAGGTTCGACGAGAGACATAAGTCTCTAGTACAACATGCTCGTAAGCGTGAAGGTCGTGTGGTAGTATCAATGTCAACTATTCCCGATCGTATAGACAAAATAGGTCCTACTATAGGATCATTGTTAGATCAAACATATCCAGTGAATGAGATTGCAATCAATATTCCTTGGAAGAGTCGTAAAGGTATGGAATATACGATTCCTTCATGGTTGCAAGAAATGTCAGATGATATGAAATCATGTCTTAAGATATATCGCATCGATGAAGATGTTGGACCTGCAACTAAATTGATACCTACACTGCAACGTGAAAAAGATGATGTAATGGTCATTGTTGCAGATGATGACATATTATTTCATTCGAAAACAGTTCAAGTCTTAGTTGAACGATATGTAAAGTCCGGAAAGAAACATGCAGTCACAAACTTCGGAATCACACTCCAAAGTGATGGTTCGTTACCAACCATGAGATCTCGTGTTTCGGGATTTTTCACCAAGAGTCGTGAAGTAGACCTTCTTCAAGGTTTCAGTGGATTCTTAACAACTCGAAGAATGTTCAAACATAATGATGTGTATGATTTGAAGAATGGACCAAAAGAAGCGATTTCGGTTGATGACGTGTGGTTTAGTGGATGGTTGAATCTGAGTGGAACTAAGATAATCAGTGCCGGTTATACTTATTGTCAATTGCCATTAGTAAATATTGGTGAAATGAGGACAACAACAGCTTTGGGTAAAACAGAGAATGTTGAATTTATCCGAGATCAAAAGGTTATAAATTGGTTCATTCAAGAGAAGAAGATGAGACTGACATTGAAGTGATATTCTAAATCACTTCAAATAATTGTTAAATGGATGAATGTGCAAAGGATATTCTACTTCTATTTTTGCAAAATGTGGATATTCGAACTTGTCTGACATTTACTGAAGTATGTAAGAAACATGAGTCTTTACGAGAACTCAGAGCATTTTGGGTAATGATAGGATGCAAGTTTTGGAATACGTTGGATGAATGTGATCTAAAAGTTATGCAAACATGTGAACAATATAAGAATGTAGTTATGTCACAATATGCTGTATATTTAAATGGCACGCATATCTCATTTCATAAAGTGTGGCCTGAAAGAATAATTTCGAGAGCAGTTGAAATAGGAATATTTCGACATGATGCTGAACCGTACCAGTATATGATATTGACTCGCGGATCTATTAGAAGTGAATATTGTGTCGAATGGGAGTTTCGAGACAGTGAGCATAAGGTTCCAACTGAACAAAACATATATATGGAATATATGACTGAGAAAATAGGACAAGAAGTGGGTAGTTTCGCTGGATATGGATGTTGCAAAGAAATAAGAGATACTTTACAAGAATTGAAGTGGAAATATACTATACAAGGATTTCAGCTAGGATCTCAACATGAGAATCTTGTTGTCTACTTATATATAAACGTCAGTGATGTAAATAATTCGAATATCAGATATATAGTTAAACAATCTGAAGATCTTCCTGCTTATGGTAAGAAATTCTCTTCTCTGAATCGTAGAACTAATAAAGTCACAGCTGAAAAGATATGGAAAGGAGGTGACATCAGAATTAACGTGACACAAAAACCTAGCTTCTGCAGTAATCTCCAACTGCATTATCCAAGTGAAGATGTTTTGTTATATATACCTATACCTTCTAAAACACCTAGCAGTGCTTATGGTCAAGTCGGCAGTACCATTAACAAATGAATAACTTTTCATTGCGAATTTATGTTCGCAATAAATATGAAACTATCAACATTGCTCATCATCACATATATCATTATTATCATTATTGTTCTTCTCGTAGTATTCTCTACAACCAATAAACGCAACTATTGGCGTAGATTTTTACCACTACAAACTTGTCCTTTTGGTAGTATGACATATGAAGTTACTAGTACATATGGAGATAGCAATGTACCATCAGATGCTCAAGGTGTTGTAAGTTATTCTTTGTTTGGCAACTATGACAAATATTCAGTGACATTGTTGAAGAGCATATCCAATATTCAAAAGCTTATGAAGACGTGGTATGCAAGAGTTTATGTAGGTGCTGATATTCCTAGTACAACATTGGATTCTTTAACTAGTGCAGGTGCTCAAGTTTATGTGATGGGTCCAAATGCTCCCATCGGGTTTGAAGGAGCACTTTGGCGTTATCTTCCTGCTGCTGAGAATCTTCCTTTTGTATCTCTTGATGCAGATGATCTCTTCGATAAGAAAGTCAGACATAACATTAAGAAATGGTTGGCATCAGGTCTTCCCTTTGCAAACTTTTCAAAACATTCTTGTATTGTCCCTTTGGCAGCTGGATTGTGGAGTGCGAGACCCTTCAAGATCAACGGTATACTCCAATCTCCAATACCTAACATTGCATCTGAAATCAATGGTTATTGTGAACTTTGGTTTGGCTTTGATGAAGCATTCTTGAAGACATATGTATGGCCTCTATTCAAGCAATATGGATATTATCAAGTTCCTAGCTTTCATCTGAACACATTGATAACGATTGGTATCATCATATTGTTATGCATAATGATATACACAATCTATGCTTCACATAAACTTCAAAAAAAGAATGAACGATGAAGGTTGGCTCATTGACAGGGAAAGTGGCATAAGATATAAGGAACCTGAAGATAGAGAAAAGTGTGTCTGGTATGTGAATTATGTTGCAGACAGTAGAACAGAGAATGGAGTCTATGTTATGTGTTATGCTAGCATAGGTCCAATGATCTATGCTAATGCTTCAAGAATCTTTGATATTATGGACGATCGAGGTTTTACAATGTGTAAGATTTCGAAGATATCTATGTCTGCAACTCCTCATAACAAGCCTCAAGGATACCTTCAATAGCTCCAATATGTGTGCGTATGTTTTCTTGAAAAACATCTGAATGAATATGTCCTTGTCTCTTCATCTCATAGTTCCATTTGTCAGGTCGAAGCTTACATGTATTATGAAGATGAATCATGACATCTCGAATCGGATCAAATAGATATGAAAGGACTCCTCCTGTACCAGATCGATCTTCAAGGAAATATGTGGCTATTTCTTTTCTCATTTTCTTTGAGAATTTTGAAACGCTCATGTCTAATGGAATTAACAAAGCATTGATTGAAGAATAAGTGTTGACTACTGCCATCAAAAACAAGGTTGGAGGAATATCTGATATGTCGATTTCTTCTGATGACCAGTCCTTACAGAATAGTTCACTTGGGCAGCAAATGGTTCAATGTTGTATGATTTTTTGGGATTGAAATTGAGAGCTATGTCATTTGTAAACTCTCCTTCATTGTTTATCTCGAAGTATGGAATCATTTGATGATTTAAAAAACCATCAAAATCCGAAATCACTTGCCACATTTAGTTTTACGATGTATCTTGAAATCTTTCTTCTTACATGCGGCACTACAATATGGAGCTTTGCAATCTGTGCATACGACTAAAGGTGTCTTAAAATGAGCTCTCAATGGTACGATTTTGTTGCAAGTAGTGCATGGAGGAGCAGGTTTGATTTCGGAAGCGTCTAATTTTGGCATGATACCGTTCTCGGTGTAATTACGAATGATTTCACGCATATCAGGGTTTTCTGTGTTTTGCGATGGTTCTGGTGGCGAGTCATCAAATGTTAATTCCATTTTTACGCATTTAAAAAAGTTTTAGGCGCCATCATTTTCGAATAAAATTTTAAAAAGGTAGACCTTGATAAAGAGTATCGAAATGGGTCTTTCTACGACTCAACTTGTGTGGTTCATTGTCATTGTGGCAGTGATATGTATTGTCATCTGGCTGCTGTGGCAGCACAGTGACGATGATTCTGATGACATCATTAACGGCAAAGCTAACATCACACCTTGGATCATTGGTATCATCATTGTTGCTGCCGTGGTTCTCTTCATCTGGTGGGGCTGGACTGACAAGGGTTGGGTCTTCCCATTGAGGATGGGTGAGGAGGAGGAGCATCATCACCATCATAACCGTTCGCGCAGCCGAAGCCGACGTCATCATGAGGAGACTGTAATGACTCATGATGCCAAGGAAGGAGCTCAAGAGCTGACGTCTCGTCGTCAACGTTATCAGATGGCAGCAGGAGGAGCTGCTTCTGCTGAGAAGATGGATGGACGCTATCGTCATCATCACAGACGTTATTACCCTTACGGTGAGACTCAGACTTCTCCTGCACCTGAGAAAATGGCTCGTAACCAGCGTCGTCGTAACTTTGATACTACTACTGCTGCTACTCCTGCGGCAGTTCACACATCTGTACCTGTTCCAAAGCCAGCAAGCTTGCGTCCCACTTCGCGCACCACATTGGCATCTCTCTCTTCGATGTAAACAACCTTCTTATATGGCATACAATTGCCATATAATATTTTTCGCATAAATGGATGTTCCATCTCAATCTGAAAGAGAAGCAATAAGAGTATACAAGAATGCCGATGCCGAACTTCCAGATTTTGAGACAATAAAGGATCTATATGCTCCCGATTTCGATCCAGAAGCATATCCAGATTTAGATAAGGTTGACGCTCTTCATCATTACATTCAAGAACTAACAACATATTGTTCTTATCTTAACACTGCAGCACGTTTGAGACAAGCACATTATGAAACATTCATTCTTCCTAATGGTGCAGATACTGAAGATAGAGGACGCAAGAAAAAAGGACATAAGGTATGGCGCGAAAATATGAATGCTATAGCAAATGATTGTAACGATAAGTTGAGATATTGGAGTCAGATGTCAGACAAAGAGTTCAGGAAACTTGTTCGTAGACAAGAAATCTTGAATAAGAACATAGATTATAGTGTTCATAAGGTTGATATAGAACCCGTTTCGAGAAAGGTCAAGAAGAATGTTGCCTCAAGACCAAAGATGTCATTGAGAGAGAAGGAACAGCTTCAATTAGAATATGAAAGACAAGCTGCACTTAAGAAAAAAGAAGAAGAAGAGCTTATAGAATCTGCGATTGCAGAGAATGAACCTCATATGCAAGTTAGTACTGATCTCTTAGCAAGAAAGGTTCAAGCTGCAAATGTTGTAAATGTGAGTATAAGAGAATACTTTGATAAGTTTCGCAAGATGAGATTTGTTGTATCTGAAGATGATAGAGGAGAAGTTATTGTAGCGAATGAGGGTGATGTTACTTCAACTATTGTTTCGACAAGAGGTTCTATTCGAGATTTTGCAGAATTCTTTCTAATCATACATGATAAGATATTAGCATATCATAGAATAGCCTGTGAAGCTTGTGGTTGTCAACTATCTAATAACCTCTCAACGATTGATTTGCAAGACACTAGTATTCCTGGTGGAGTTAAAGTGAATGTTTGCTTGGAGAAATCAGTTCACAAATGTGGAATCATAGGCAAAGCAATCGAATTAGATAAGACACCTCCAGGATTACAAACCATTGTTAGTATGTTCTTGGATAATCTTGAATGGATTATAAGATATAATGATGGCGCAGCGAAATTCTTTCTTGTAAACCTGAGTCCCTTATTTATATATGATTCGAGATTGTCATCAATATCAGGTGTAGGTGTCGAAGTGTTTCAATATCAGCTGACCAAATATACTGATGATTATTTCATTGATGTATATAGATGGGCTACGAATCTGCTTCAAACACATAAAGTCAATGTGAAACGTATATCAGAATTAGATATGGATAAGGAAACAAAGTCTAAGAATATCAGTATGCAAATACAAGCTATAACAAATATCACTAGGTTCCTAGAAATATTGCAATACTATCCTGAATATATATACCGAGGTAAGATTATTTTGATAAGGAAGCTTCTCGATCGTTCTGATAAAGATATACTGGCATTTCATAGATCACTTGAAGATGAACTACGTATACCTCGCATCAATTACAAACTTCTACGTGATGATCTACGTTATTCCTTTGTCGCGAATGATCTAACTGTTAAGGAATATCAAGATTTCTTGGTTGCATACAAGAAGAGACTCAAGAAGCTTAAGTCTCGCAAATGATCAAATATATTCGTTTGTTACAAACGAATATGTTATTGTAGTCTTACTTGTTTGGACAGTTCTTGTTGTCACAATCAATACATTGATCATCTTCATTGAGAGGTTCAAAGTATCCATTCATACGTGCTTCTGGTTCGCATTTTGAACAAACACGAAAATCACGATGACCAGAAGTTCGAACTAAAACAATTTCTTGTGGAACAAAGTTTTGAGATGGACGTTTGTCTCCACACAAATCGCATTCAAAGAGTTCAGCAGAATCGAGAACGAACTTCCTCAATGTAGCAAATGTACTTTCTTCAATCTCGATGCCATCTTTGCTAAGATAAGCAATGACAGTAGCTACCTTATCTTTGTCGATAAGAGGAATACTCTCGCGAATATATTTGAGTTGGAGAACCTCCATTTCTTTTTCCCATCGAACGTGAATGGGATCATCTTTTGGAGCGTATTTGATGAACTCATATGCTGAGCAAACCTTGTCTCCATTAGTTTTTATAGCATTGAATAACAGACTGGCATATGTGGGAGAACCAAGCTTTTCGATTTGAGCAAGAGTCTCTGCTCGAATATTCTGACAGTTAGCATCAGCATTGACAGCTTCTGTCATATATTGCAACCCTGCTTGGTCTTCATCAAGAATGGTTTGATCCATGTTTTTTGAATGAAGATATGATTTTTTATGAAGTCAAATAAATGGAATGGGTCAAGACCATATCAAAAGTTGCTGCTGCTGATGAAAAGGAGCAAAAGTTCCTTTTGCACGAACTCAAATATGCTATGTTAGGAGTTGCTTTATTCATCCTTTTCACAATTCCTTGGATTGATTCACTAATAAGACATACATTTCCTGGTGCCAAAGGTCCTATGACAGCAGTATACAAAATAGTCTTATTCGCAGCAATATACTATATTATACAGAAGACATCATGGTTTCAAAAGATCTGAGGTAACAAGAGATTAGAATATCTACTTCTCATTATCATTTGAATGGAAACCAAAAGGGAGTAATATTCCTTGTGTGAAATGTGGTCGTTCTGATCAACTCTATTTTAGTGGAGGACAAGATTTAATGGGAGGACCGAATGCTGGACGCATGTTTACACATATCTGCAAGTGTGGATCGGATCAAATATTCTGGCTTGTTGACAAACAGATATCACCAACAGAAAAGCCAGACTGGTTTTCAAATCCTTCACGTGATATTCTTGCTAAGTATACACTTAATGATATAGCTACATCATTACGTCCAAAGAAACATCCATGTTCTCATTGCTGCAAGGTTTGTAAGACCTTGACTTGCGAAGATGGTTATGTTTGCTCAATCTTCTGTTTAGCACAAACATATTGCGTCATTGAAGTAACTGACATTATCACACATAAGATCTTTTGTGGACAATGTGATGCTCCAGAAGTACAAGGAAAGAGATCAACATGGTTTGTTTATGATCCTATTTCACCTACAGGATTGTATGGAACGAAGCCATCGATCTATGCTGGACCTGGATTGAATATTGAGAGACGTTACAAAATTGATGACATACGTGATCAAATGTGGGAAATCAAGTTTTGTTGTGATTATGATGAAACTGGCGAATTGTATAATTCTCCCTTTACTGGTATTGGATATCGTGATATCAATATTGAGGCTATCTTTCTTCCTGGTGAAGAGAAATGTCATGTAGGAAAATATATGATTGATGGAGAACTGATTAAGGCGGTGCGACGTGATTATTGTGCAAAGCATGCTAAACTTCTCACTAATGGAGAAAGATTTGTGATCATTGACAAAATGATATTGAGTGAGCTCCCATATTCTCCTAAGTGATCTATTATGATGGCTAGATAAGCCATCATAAACATATTATTCTATTAATGGTGGTACTACTATACGATACACTGTAGCTTGAAGTCTTTGAACGATGAAGATGTCTCCTACTTGAGCACCGTACCATCTTACAACAATGTCTGTTTGTAATATTTTTGGTAGGAGATCATACAATGTGTGTTCTTTCTGTTTGCCTTGTAAACACCTGGTGAGATTGATTCTTAGGTTTGCATGCTCTTCTGCTGGTAAAAAAGAATATTCTGGTTGCAAACAATGTTTTAAAGTATTGTTTTGCAATTCTGTTAAATAGAAGAAGTCGATCCATGGTCTTCGAATCTGTTGCTCTGAACGAGGATGAATACTAGGAGCGATAACATGTCTGAGTGCTCTTGTAGCGTCACCTGCTTTAATATCGAGAGCTACAATAACTGCACTGACTCTCATAACTTCTGGAGCATAACCATTTACGAAGTCTACAACTGCTGCAGACATTGATTTGGATAAGTCGTATGTAAACATGCCGAGGAGATTCACATCACCTGCTGCACTTCGAAATGGTATGAAGTGTTGTTCGATGTTAGCTCCGGAACTTATGCGTTGAAAAAGCTCAAGTGCGAAGGATTCTAAGGTATATCTTTCTTCAGTGCTTGTCATGTTCCTATCTACCATCATTTCTAGACAAGTTTCATATGCAGTAAACCAACGTTTGACTGTTTCGTCGATTTCGACTCTCTGATTAGGAATCATCTCTCTTAGATTTAATGTGATATTTTGAAAAAAACATTTGTCTTTTTAATTAAAGACTCCTTGTAAAAAAGGCGATATGAGGGCTAATCAAGGTGCATCTCCAAAGAACCTACGTAGCGCAAGAAAATCTCGTTTTCCAGTTCAATCTGTAACTGGAGACCAATCCGGAGTTGAGCGTCCTCGTATTCCTACTGACACAGTTGTCGATACTCGTGAATGGAAACGCATACCCATGGTAGCAACTAAGAAGGTTGGGGAAGCTCAACCCACTGGTGAAGAGTTGTATCATCCTCGTGTTCCTACTGATGTTGATCCCCTATACAGACAGTATGAGCGCAATCCTCTTGTTTCTGATACTTGTCAACATGAGGAATGCCGAGCATATCATTCATCCAGAACCAATGGAACTAAAGCTCAGATTGTTAAGAGGGTTCGTCCTGTACGACAACAACAACAGAGGACACAATCTTCTCCTCAAAGACCTATTGCTACTCAAAAGCCTCCTCGTTCTGTCACATCTCCTGAAGTTGTTAATGCTCGTCCTGGAACGCGCATCATCACTCAAGCTCAGCAGCAAGCTTATGCTGCTAAATACATGCTTTAAATCTCTCTTCACATGTTGCATCAAGTGCAACATGTATATTTATCATTTACTATTAGCCTTGGTTCGAAGAATATCCACAGCTTTCTGTATATTAATGAACTGACTCTCACCATCAATGATAATAAGATTTTGCGCATCAAACATATCATTGCCATAAACAAATTGAATAACACGTCCAAGTTCATCTCTCACCGTTCCATCAGAATATACAGTCACATCCTCCATCAAACTGTAGCACAATCTGTAAAAATATCCAGTCTCAGCAGGTCTAAGATTAGTTTCAACCGTATTGATACGACTTGCCATAGCATGTTGATAAAACTCAGCTGGATCCAGACCAAGAGAATATGGACTTTGACAAAATCCTTGATCTTTTGGATCTTTAGAGTTGCGCTTCTGATGAGGTATGACCCTTGTTCCAGCTGTCATCTCTCTTGGAAGACGCTTATCATTGATATATTGTTGACCTAACATGCCCATACTCGCGACAATATTCATCTCACTACCTTTGGCACCTGAATATACGAGATGCAAGAAGTTGTTATCAAACAAATTTGAACCTGTAAGTTGTGATCTGAGACTCACTGCTTCCTTAATCTTTCCGAGATACTCATCCAATAGAGTCTTTCCTGTCAAAAAGGAATAAGTGGAACGAAGGTTCTCATATTCGTTCTGAGGCATCTGATTCAAGATATCATACATCAATCGAAGATAATTAATCTCCTGTGTGAATACTTCCATGGAACTCTTAGCAATCTTGATTGTGTTACGTTTTTGACGGAGATTCGTAAGAAGATTGGTATAATTCTGTTCATTTGGAAGGTCTTTCCTGGAACGAATGACAACTTCAATAGCTTCGTGTAATAAAACATTAGTATCATCATCACTCAAAGCCTTATGAATAGGAGTGATATCAATGCCTCCACTTCTTACAATGCGAATGACTCGATCTCTGACCCCAGATAGAATGGTAATGATCTCATTCTCAATACTCAACTTATCTTGATATGATTTTGGATCTGCTGCAGAAAGAGTGGCAATTCTTGATTGAGCTTCTTTCATAAGTTCTTTCATAGTATCATAAGGACTGATGCCTGTCTCAACATTTCTAGAAAGGATACAAGATGACATTCCGAATGAGAATCCTTCGTTTTGAAGCCACCATTTGAGTCCATGTTGAACCGCAGAAAGAAAAACAATAACTGCTTCAGAACCATATCCCTCTAGGATTGAATCAACCATACCATTGGGACTTTTACCAAGATCAGCTTTTGTCAATGTTCCAGATCGAAGAATACCATTTACGATATCGATACCTCCATGTCTATCTTCACGCTTGGCCTTACGCTTATATTTGAATCCTTTAGGCAAGAAGAATGAGAACATACCTCGACCTGACCAAGGAAGAATTCCATCACTCTCGAGCTTATGTTGAAACTCTTTCATATCTGACTCAACATGAAACAGATTGTCAGGGTTACGTCTTGATGTTACTGTACAGAATGCTTTAACTGTAGATGCATATAACGTGCTTTCAACGATAGTATCAGGTTGAGTGAGGCGTTCAGCTGCAATGATTGCTGTTTGGATGAGACCTATCCATGGTACTGAAGAGTCTCCTCTGATACATTTGCCAACATACATAGTGTTCATAGCTTCTAATTGTGATGGAATATCTTGTGGTACTGAGAAATTCATCTCATCACCATCAAAATCAGCATTAAAAGGAGTTGTAACTGAAGGATTGATTTGCATGACATTACCTTGCGATTGAGGCATAATACGCAATCTGAAAGCCATAATACTACCCTTATGCAAAACAGGTTGACGACTAATAATAATAGGATCACCATTGATGAGTTTTCTTCTGATAGTGTCACCTATTTGAATCTTAAAAGCCTTGTCTGGATCAGCTTTGATTGTGATAAACTTGCCATTGTTTGTGGGTCTTTCAATACGAATGATAGAAGTAGGTGATATCGTACCATCTGCCAGACGTCTAGGATAATCTTCATTCCATTGTTCAGCAGTATCTTCGTTAGAGATCTCGACAGGTATAGTAACACGTTCAGCAAAGGATTCTGATAGGCCTACTTCATCAACATCGAGATTAGGATTACCTATAATGACAGTACGACCACCATAATCGGAGCGTTTGCCGAGAATCTCATTTCTGAATATCCCTGTCTTACCTCCGGTCAAAGTAGCAAATGATATGACTGAACGATTGCTTCCGAATCCTTTGTCTTCATCATAAGTACTGTCTTTGTCAAAATAAAGACTCCAGATAGCTTCATTAAGCTTGGCATAGTCATCGAGAGCTGTAGAAGCTGTAGTACTTCTTCCTCGTCCAGTTGATGCAGAAACCGTTGGTTCAGAGTTGTTCTCTTTGAAGAGAACGCGAAAGAATTCTTGCGGAGCTGATTTGCTTAATCTGATACGTTCTTGTAAATCGCTGTTAAGTTTGACAATATCCGAATACTTCTTTGTTAAATAATCATCCATGACTTGAGAGCCTTCAGATAGAACGAGTTGAGGTCTCAAAACATTAGGAAGAATAGGTAGGACGGTCATGATGAGAGATTCGAGTTTATTGGAACCGAATCCCAATATCTCAGACCATCTCATATTCTCTCCAGTCTTAGGATCCACATCTTGATCGATAGCTTTGAAGAAAGCAAGAATCTTATCTGGACTGAAATATGATTGGTTTGGATGTCCAGCCTCGCCTGTCTCCATGACAACACAGTAACCATGCATCTTATATGCGAACTTGCTGCTTGGATGACATCTACATGCTTTTCCTCGTAATTTCCTTGAAATATAATCTAAGCGTTGCATGCCTTCAGGTACTGTACCTACTCTGCCTATGATTTCTCCTGGATCAAATAAATTCACAATCTTGATTCGATATTTTCCGTTATCAGCAGTATCAGCGAGTTTTTCTAATTCTTCATCGCGAAAATGTGAACGCTCTTCAATGATATTTTTGATTTCATCTACAGTCAATCCTTCTCTATCCTTTGCAGATAGTTCCACAATACCTAGTGCAGTCCTTCTTTCAGCAATGAATTTCTTTCGCTTAAAGTCACTCTGTCGAAATTTTTCGTGACAGAAAGAACTCAAAATCTTAACAACAGCATCAGTTCTTTCATTGTATGCAGGATTAATAATAGGAATAGCTAATGGCATATAACCGAAATGTCCAGGACAATCACTGAATCCTGCTTTACATTTAGCACATGTATCAGTAGTACCTGCCGGTCCCATATTAGGATCTAACATACAACCTTTCTCTTTGGCAATATCTCCAGATACAACTTTGCACAGGCCAGTCTTAGCAATATCAGTTCCTGGTCTCATAGAAGACTTAATCTCAACAACGATACCTGTGGGCATTTGATTCAATGTTTGTTGATTTTGTCTTGGATTATGACGCTGGTGTATAGCATTTGTGATCTTCTCTTGATGTTTGCGATTAGCCTCAAAGCTTTTTGGTGCTTGCCTTCGTGATACTGGGGGATTTGCTTCTAACGGCGGGGCAGCTCTTGGTATTTGTTCAGCCAAAGCATTTCTAATTTGATTCAAAGGAACATATAATTGTGCATTCTTAGAAGCAGCTTTAGCTTTAGATACAGGTCTCTTGGCAGGTGGAGCAACAGGTGCTGGTGCAGCCTTTGGAGGAACTACTTTAGCCGCAGCTCTACTTTTGGCTGCTTCTTTGATGCTTATAGACCTATGAGCACCAGTCTTAGTAGGATTACGACTCATTCTTTATTGAAGCAAAGTTTGTAAAAGATTAAAATCAATGATATATTGAAAATGATAAATTTCATTGTTCAGTAGGAAACGACATACATTTAGAATGAATCTCGAATTAGACATGCACAGGACTTTTTGGATAGCGAGTAAGCTCACAGGCATAAGAAACGGCATTCAAGGACAGATAAGTAAACAATTAGATGGTGATGTTGGCAATAACGCAAAGTATTTCAAAAGAGCATTTGCACGTTGGATATTCAACATAGTTAGAAAAGGCAAGAATCCATTCACAGACAAGATTTCAGTGAACGAATTCATCATCACTTCAGATATTGAATATTTTTTCACCGTCAGAACAAACATCAAACGTGTAGAGCTCGATTGGTCATGGCTAGAAAGTGAATTTAGACGTATATATGAAACGATTCCATCACCATTATCCAATCCCAAAGTGATTGTTTACACTGATGAAGCTAATGATCTAGCTCAAATAACATTCAATAACATCTCATTCAAAATCACCTTCAAACAATATATCATGGCACAAAGAAGATTCAAACTCGACCCAAAGCTCTTTCATATACATCTAGTAGTCATGGTATCGAGATATATGTGTTGCGGAAGTACAAACAATCATTGTTCTGTACCACCTGAAATAATAGAATATTGTGGCATTCGAACCGAACTGTTTGGAAGTCCTCTCAATACTAGTACTAATCAGTATTGTTCGCCATTTTATGATATCGAGTGTCAGTTTGGAAGTTTAGGTTCTTTCTTTGATTTTGAAATCTGTACTGGGACATACTTGGTGAACCCTCCCTATGATGCAGAAATCATCAATCATGCAGTTGAAAAAGTTTCCAAGGCTATGGATGCAGGACACGAGATAACAGTCATCATTGTCCTTCCTGCATGGGATATCGAAACTCAAAAGGAAAGGAAGATACCAAGTAGAGGTCAAGAATTTCCTGTCATCGAAACTCTAAAGACATCAAAATACACTAGATCTCATTTCACATTGAAATATGACATGCATCTCTTCTATGACTATTTTATTAGCAAGAATGTTGCAGTAGCAGACACACATCTTTTTGTCATGAGTAACACTATATACAATACTACTGCTACTGAGATTGCAAATCGTTGGAAGACATTGAGTACTCCTACAAGCCAGATATATACTCGCAAACTTAGTTCAGATGATTGAATAAATAGATTATATTGTTTAAGTCAAAACAATATAAAAGATGAAAGGACAGTCGGATGATGAGATATTCGGTATTACAGATTCATTGTTTACAGATCCAGAAGCTAAGAGTAAAATCACACGAATATACAGAAAATTAGCAAAAAGATATCATCCAGACAAAAATCAAGATGATAATGCTACTGAAGATTTTGCTCGGATCAACAATGCATATCAAAATCTCTTAGTCAAAGTTGAAAGTTACAAAATCAAACCAATGCAAATACCAATATCTCAACCTAAAGCCTATAAACAGGAACCAACTTCGGTACCCAAGAATAGAAGAAAGCAAGAGAAACAAGAGCAGAAGCAAGATTATTCGAAATA